CCTGCTATTGCTAAAGTAGTTCCATTTACCTGACCACCAGAACTATAAATAACAGCTTTACTGTTTACAATAGTACCTGCAGTAGATCCATCAACTAAGTTTAACTCTGCTGTAGTAGAAGTTACCCCGTCTATAAGGTTAAGCTCAGTAGCAGTAGCAGTAACACCATCTAAGATGTTTAGTTCTGCTGCAGTTGACGTAACGCCATCCATGATGTTTAACTCAGCAGCCGTAGCTGTAACTAGTGTACCTCCAAGTTTAAGACCATTAGATGTATCGTGTGAAGCAATGTCAAAGTCAAATGAACCATCAGCAAAAGTAGTGTTACCTGTAATTGTAATAGCACTTCCATCTGCTGTCAAGCTATCTAATGCTATATTACCTACGTTTGTAATATTTCCATCACTAAACGATGAAGTACCTGTGAATGTAGGGCTTGCTTTAGTAGAATACTTGGCATCTGACTCTGTTTTAGTATAATGATTAGATAGAACAAAAGTACCATATCCAATGGCACTAAGACTATCACCTGCAGCAGCACCAGCAGCTAATACAACTGTAGTACCTGATGTTACTGTAACGTCTGTTCCATTAATAAGCTTAACACCATTGAGGTATACGTCTACAAAAGGTGAATTATATGTTATAGGAAATGCTGTAGTAGAACCACCATAAGAAGCGCCAGCAGAGTTAGTAGAGTTAGTACCTACTATAAAGTTCTCTCGTGAAGATGTACCATTTACGGCTGATCCAGCAGCAGTCCAACCACCACCAGAAGTTCTAACAAACATAATATTACTGGTAGAGTTAAAATACAAAGAACCTGTAATAAGAGCATCACCATCGTTATCTACTGAGGGTTCAGAAGACTTAGCACCTAAGTAACGATCATCAAAGCTATCTAGTGCGGCTACGGCTGCTGCAGCACTGTTAGATGCTGTATCTGCTTCACCAACTACCGTGTCAACATAAGACTTGTTTACCGCATCTCCTGTAGCTGTTGGATTAGCAAGACCAGTAATCTTGTTACTGCCCATTGCAATAGCGCCAGACATTGTACCACCAGCAAGAGGTAACTTAGTAGCAATACTATTTGTTATTGTAGTAGTAAAGTTTGCGTCATCGCCAATAGCTGCAGCAAGTTCGTTAAGTGTGTTTAGCGCCCCTGGTGCTGAGTCAACTAAGTTAGCTACTTGTGTGTCCACATAAGCCTTTGAAGCTGCATCTTGATTTGCTGTTGGATCAGCTAAGTTATTAATCTTACCACTAGTCATGTCTAGTGTAGTACCAATAGTAACTGCACCTGTAGTTGTAATAGCATCTATAAATGCACTAGACCAATAGTTACTACTATCACCTAGACTGTGAGTACTATCAGCAGAGGGTATCAAATTAGAGGCTACATCAGCAGTTACTGTTACTGTATCAGATGCAGCGTTACCAAGTACAGTATTACCTGTTACATTTAGGTTACCGCCTATAGCAGCGTTGTTAGAGGCAGTTAGAGTGCCTGTTACTGTTCCAGCACCTGCTACAGCCAAAGTACTGTCTAGCACTGTAGCACCCGTTACATCAAGTGTACCAGCAAGGTCAACATTAGCACCTGCAAAAGTTGCAGCAGTAGTTGTACCACTCTTAAGGATAAGATTGCCTGATGTGTTAGTAAAAGTTGCGTATGCTGTACCGCCATCCTTTAGGGTTACATCACCGCCATCTGCATCAAGAACAATGTCACCAGCTACGTCAAACGTAAGATTGCCATTAGATACATCATACTCATTGTTAGTTATAGTAGTATAGTCATTATCACCAATACTAACAGTATCTATAAAAGCAGTACCATCTACATAGACATTCTTATACTCTAAGGAAGATGTACCTAAGTCAATGTCATTGTCTGTTACAGGAACAACAACACCATCTTGAAAGCGTACCTGCTCTACAGGGTTGCTTGATACCTCTACAAAAACACCATGCCTGTTATTAGTTTGATCTACAGATATGTGGTTCTTTTTGTCTAAGTCAGAAATGAGGGGAACAAAAGAGCCTTCATCAGCAGTACCATCGTGCTTGTGTCCTGTTGTACCACTTGTATGATGTGTAAATGCATCCCTGAGTTTGTTATACTCAGAGTTTATTGGTGCAGCACGTACTACTGAAGTAGCAACAATATCTGCTGTAGACTGACGGGTGTAACCTGCCATATTTTATCTCCTGTCTCCTAGACCGTAAGTTATTGAGTAAGCCTGAATAGTATGGCTTGGGTCTGTACCATTAGTCACATACTTAATTGATACTGATTTTCCTGAACCTGTTACGTTAGTTGATTTGATTGGTGATGGGTTTCCATCGTATATCTCTGTTGCGTCATACTTTGCATTGTCGTAGTAAGCAGCAGCACCTTCAGTAGTTAAGCGGTAGTCATTGTCTAGTAAAACATCTGGGTTACCATAGTCATATTCTATGCCTAGAATTAGGTTTACTACACCTTCTGATCTCATGTATGTATTTACATTGTATATACTTTTTCTTACTTCAGGGTCTTCCATGTAAACGAAAGGAGTTTGGAAGAAGCTAAAAATATCACCACCGTTAAAGTCTGTGCCTGTCTCTTGTCTATATACAAAACCAGAGGAGTCTCCATGAATGACAAACTCTTCATCATCTATGTAACCACTAGTTATTTGATTTATCTCAATACCAACAATCTGACCAAACTCAAATCCAGCACCACCTTGACCACTCCTTCTAATACCAGCAATGATACCTAGTGAATCCTGATCTTGGAAGAACATACGAAACTGAGACTTCTTTTTTATAACTACAGTCTTAATAGTAGTTAAGTCCTCGTTCTCAGTAAAGTCTTCAAAGAGTGACTGTACAGGCTTAGATAAAGTTGAAAGCTCAATATCGCCAATACGATCAGTTCCCGACACAGGTCTAATACCGTCAGGTGCTAGGAAGATAAGCTCTCCGTTAAACTCAACAACGCTATCAGGTGCTATACACCCTAAGTTACCTGTTACATTCTGTAATACAAAGTTAGCTTGGTTGTCACCGACTAAACGTTTAATGTTGTTAGAACCAAATATATATAGCTGATCACGGAAAGCTTTTATCTGTACTATCTTAAAGCCTACGTTTATAACTCCAGCACCATTTCCAGGGCTAAAGTCTGTCTCAGCTACAGGGGAACTAAAGTGTAAGTGATATGGATCTGCTGAATCGCCAGCTAAGAATAAGTGATTGTTAAAGGCTGCAACTAGTGTAGGGTCTGTAGGAGCATTACTATCTACGATTTGTATGTAGTTAGAGCCATCATAAGTTGCTGCAGGGTTTATCCCGTCTACCATAGCAAACTTAGGAGCGCCCCAGTTAAAGTTCTCAAACCTAACTTGTGAAACACCTACCATAGTAGGGGCTGTAGGTCTATATAAGCCAGCACCTGAGCCTACTTCTATGTTACCTGTAACAGCACCACTTGCGGCTATCTGTGTAATAGTATTAAAGTACTTAGTACTGGTAACTGTAGCATTGGCTGCTGGGCCAGTTACAATCTCAACTAATGCTTGACCTAAGTAGTCAGTACCTGTTATTGTAAGAGTTATACCTGATACATCTCCACCTGCAGAGAATATAGTAACTTTTCTAGGTTGTTCAGATGCAGCAGTTGTAAAGTTAATTGTATTGCTTGAGTGTAATGCGCCATTAATAACTAAGTTAGCTGCACCACTAGTTGTCTGAGCAGCACATACACCATCTCTATCATTTGCTATAACATCAGAAGTAATCTCTGTCCAACCAATTACAGTAGGGGTAGCAGTGACTGTTGTAGAAGCACTAGATGTAGCACCTGTAATAACATTACCTGTTGCAAAAATATTACTAGGTAGCTTACCAAAGTTTAGAACTACGCTGTTTGAGCTAGTAGAGACTACAGTAGGAGTAGCAGCAACAGCATCTGCATTTGATGAGCTAACCACACCTGTAAGCTTTTCACCTACAGTTAGGTTTGTACCTGATCCGTTAGTAACAGCTACAGTGTAATAGTGATTGTACCAATGCGAATGATTATTACCACTAGCAGGTTTCCTCATGCCAAATACACCTTGCTCTACATCAGCAGATATGTGTACACCAAGCACAGCTACAAGATTGTCGGTATCACCTGTAAGTTCACCATAAGACTTAGAGAACCCACTAATACGTCTATACCCACCCTCAAGGGCAGGTTCATAGTTAATTAGTTTGTAAGCTGATCCAGCAAACTGACCACCATGAGTAAGGGGATCTAGGTTGTTGAAAAGTCCACCGCTACAAGGTGTAGCAAACGTGGATAGTTGTTCTGCCATTATTGAGCACCAGTTATAGAATTAAAGTGTTTTCCTGTTACTGTAGATGATATGTACAAAGGTGTATCTAGTAATAGACGCCGCATGTTGTCAATGCCATCCATAAACTTCTTCTCGTGTATTTGTCCACTCTGCTCATTGGAACGGAAGCGCATAATATACATCATAGCCCCGTCAACAATAACAGTGTTAAATCTGTCTGGTATTATACATACATCTCCAAAAGCTGTTAGGTCAGCAGGGAAGGACCAGTATCTGTATTCTATTTGATATGTAGCGTTTGTGATTGGAGTAACACCAAACTTAGAGTCTTGTGTCTGGTAAATACGAAGAGGTACAGACCTAGCTGTAGTACCACCTATATCCTCTATAGGTCTAAAGCTACGTAGGTAGTCTGCATATGTAATTACAGGAAGTCTACGTGGTTCGTTCTCTTCTGTGTCGTGCTTCTTAATATAAAAAGTATCCCAATCTACTTTAGATAGATCAGTAGGAAAGCTATACACACCTGAACCTACAACTAGTGTTTCTACATTAGTAGTTAAGGTAAAGGGCCACTCTTGTGATATTTGTAGTATTTCTCTTATACTTGAGTTTACTGCGTCTTTAGCTAGTGCTTGCAAGTTACGTACATCTCCGAATCCTGAACCAGCAGCGTCAAGCTCTGTCTCGTTTATTCGTCTAAGTAATTGATTTACTAGAGTGATGTATGTAGCCATGAAAGAACGTCCTTTTAGCAGAGTTAGAGGGGCTAGTTTCCCAGCCCCCCTAGATTAGCAATTATGCTAGTGTGTCACGATCTACTGTTTCAGCAGTATGTACTCCGACTTCAGAGACATCCATTAGCATACAGTAAACACGTAGTTTACCTGCGCTGAAAGTTGCACCGTCACCAGCAAAGGTTAGGTCCATTGTATCTGCAGCAGCACTGACAAGAACACCTGCTTGAGCTACTGTTGGTGCATATGCAAGATCTGCAGCACCATCAATATCAAACGCAGTTACGTACTCGTTAGGGTCAACCGCTGTACCAAGAACAGCAGTAGCGTTAGTACCTGTGTTCATAGTTGCAGATTCCATTACTTGAAAACCAGCCCATAGAATGACAGTGTTAGCAGGAATAGTAAGTGCCTGAATAATGTCACCAGATGAACAGTCAACCGCACTTGCAGTGAGGTCAATAGTGTTTTCAATCATGTAAGGTTTCCGTGAAGGATTACCTACTCCACGAGTGGGTGCTAAAAATGTAGTTAAAGTAGCCATAAGTTTATCCTCCCTTACGCTGCGTTATATTTAGCAGTTACGATTGCTTCTGGGCGAAGAATCTTCCTGCCGTATAGATGCATTCCACGAACAATGTCCGAAAATGAGTCTGGGTCACGATATGACTCAACTTTGTTGATCTGCTCTGCAGAAGCAACTGCTGAATCGTGTCCAGCAACAATCACACCGTAGTTAGTGTCCTGGTTAGCTGAACCTGACGTACCTGAGCCTGTACCCACTGAAGGTAGGTTATTTGACTGATAGATACGGAAGCCGTGTAGGTTGTTCAATACAAGACCATTCTGGAGACCTGAGCCACCCTGATCAGCATTTAATACCCGTGAATCTTCGTCTTTCAAGAGTTCCATAAATACAGCGTCCAAGACCAGCCAGCGACCACGAGAGTCTACATTCTGTTGGTCAAGCAAGCGACCCATACGTGCAATAACCTGCAAAGGTGATGCAACAGATGTGCTTGCAGCAGTAGCGCCACCAAAACGAGGTGTCAAAGGAATAGAGTGATCCCCTGCTGAACTTGTTGTTATGTTACCGAAGCTACCTTTTATTAACTTCATGCTTGTAAGCAATTCGTCAGATCCAGCCGTATCAACAGCAAGTGAGCCATTGGTTACGTCATTTACTGTATCCGCATCAGTGTGTAAAGCAGACTGCTTATAACCAGACAAATAGCCAAGGCATTCTTGGTCCATTTGATCAGCTAAACGGTATGCTGCACGATCAGTTGCAAGTTGCATGAAATCTATGTGGCTATGTGCCTCTTCGATATCGTCAATCTTGAAAGCAAAGTAGTTGCTTTTGTCTACCACAAGCTGAAAATCTTCATCGTCAAGATCTTGTGCTGTGATCTGAGCACCACGTGTATACGCCTTAACCGAAACTTCTGGTTCCTTCATAATTTTAACGGTATCGCCTTGGTTTGCGATCTCACCAAAATAATCATTGTTAGTAATAGCATTAGCTACAGCGCTCTTGCGAAAAGCAAGCTGTACCTGTTTGCTATAGATGATAGGGCTGAAGTTACCATTTGGTAAGTTCCCGTACCCTGCTGTTGATGTAAAAGCCATGTTATATTCTCCTTTAGATGATGAATGGCTGGTTATTATAGTTACACATTCATATCCGATCAAAGGGCCATTCTTTTTAGGGTATCATACTGTAAGAGGTTGCGCAACCCCTAATTAGCGTGGTCCTATAATAAAATGGGTAGTTCTTTTCGGCTTGTGTAAAGATAGTTATATCTACAATTATCTGTTTGTCAACAGTTATTTCATATCATAGACAAACTTTCCACTGCGAATTGATTCCATGATAGCATCTGAATGCTTTTCATATTCACGAGCAGACATTTTACTCACTTGAGATTCACGCCACTGGGATGCAGTATCGTCAGTCTCAGGAGTATTCCTTGTTTTAGCTTTGACAGAACTTGCTGCTGCCTTATCGCTAGTATTAGTTTTCTTATTAGTAATGTTGTTGTCAGCTTTATATAAGTCAATCACACGAGACACAGACTTAGCGTCATCTAGGTTCTCATACAAAGCATCTTGTACCCACTTAGGTTGTTCACCTGCCCAATCGTGGAATGCATCATCATTACGAATAGTCTTAAAGTCAGGATGGAAGCTCATTAGCTCCGCTTCTGCTTTCTCTTTCTTAGCTGTTACACGTAGCTCTTCTAGCTCCTGCATACGGCTATCTAAATCACTAGAGCGTTCTTGCGCTTTCTTATCTGCAATAGCCTCAACAATAGATGCTACGTCAGGGTACTTCTTAGACCAAGCTTCAATGTCCTGATCTGTCTTTGGTAGTACTAGCTCATTGTTAGCAGCCTTCTTTAGCTGACCTTCAAGGCTTCCTATGCGGTCTTTAAAGTCTAGCTCTTTCTTAGCCAAGTGCTTCTGTATATCTGCATAGCGTTTCTTATAGCTACGCTCTTCACCCGTCAGGCTTGCGTCATCTGCTTCCTGTGCTTTAGGTTCCTCTTGGGTAGCTTCTTGTTCGGGATCACTCTCATCCTGAACTTGGGCTTCCTCAGTTGCCTCGCTATTGGGTTCTGCTTGTTCTTCTCCGACATGATTCTTCATAAGCTCTTTAAGCTCTGCCTCTTCTTTTGCTATACGTTCCGCATTACGGTTATTCTTGATATAAGTAGTTTCTTGTGCTTGGGCTTCTGCCATAGTTTGTTTCCTTGTTATAGGGTCCAGCATCAGCGCTGGGTATCCTTTTTATTTGTTTTTCTTACTCTTCTTCTTAGGGCGGTTTACTAGACCACCTTTATTCATAGCTCCTTCATACCCTGACTGCAGATTATCCATTTCTTCTTTTACAGTACGTTGGTTATATACTGGATTAGGTTTTGTTTTAACCGTAGAAGATGC